TTAGCGCGGCTTCTTTGGTTTCACGGCCGCTTTCACCACCGGAACCGAGTGGTCATATAGTTGGCGCATGGCCTCAGTTACGTGTCCGCCCGACGCCTTGTCCTCGCTGTCTGTGATGCCGCGATGCTTCAGGCCGTGCAGAGCAAAACGCTCCCCTTTATCAATGATCCCGTCATCGATCGCACGGCGGATCATGCGCTGCCAAGCGCTATCCAAGGCGGACTTGGTGAGTGGTGTACCCGACTCGGAAACGATGAGGCGCCGCTGCTCAGGCTTGATCGGTGTGGGTATGCCGCGCGCTTTGAGGCGATCCTGTCGGTAGGCTTGGAGCCATTGCACCGCTTGCCGAAGCTCTTTGGTCCACTTCGTCACGTTGTCGCGCGACCCCTTGCGCCGATTGCTGCGGATGCCTTCGCTCAGTACGTGGGCATCGGTCAACGTGTCCACCTCGATGCCGCGCAGACGCACAGCGTAGGCGAGCACCATGACGGACGGGAGGTATGGCGGACAGCTGCCGGGGGTGTGCGCCTTGAGCGAGGCGCACGCGCGCGCATACTGCAGAACACCCTCGAACGCTTCATGGTCAGGCATGCGCGCGTCCCGCTTCTCGCGCACCTTGCGGATGCCGTCAGCAGGATTGGCAGTGCAATGCCCGTGGCGGATGCCCCACGCAAACAGCCGGCGCAGGTAGCTCGCTACCCGGTTGGCTGCAGCTGGTGTCGGCGGTATTGCCGGCAGCTTGCCGGAGGCCGGGCGTCCGGTAGCTAGGGTCTCCACAACGCGCTGCAGGACAGGAACCGAGAGGTGCCCAACTAGCTGCTCGCCCAGGCGGCGTCCGTCTCGTAGAAGATAGCCACAGGCCTTAGCCGCGCAGTAGTCGTAGCCCTGCTGAGATTTGCTGGCCAGGTCCGTGTACTCGCTGGCCAACCTGAACGCGGCCACCAGATAGTCGAGCGTGCCGCGTACGCAGCCACCGCTTCGCGCTTCGATGATCGCGTGCAGATCCGACAGCCTGGCCTTGCCGTTGGCCACCGTCGTCTTGATGCGGCCAATGCCCTCCGGATGGGGAGCGAGCACGTACCATCGCCCGTCCTCCCAGTAGAGACCGCGAGGCAGAGATCCCTGGTCGATGTGACCAGGAATCTCCGGGTTGAACTTCCTTTTCCTACCGCGTGCCATTAAACCAATCCAAGCAGCTTCTGTTCGGGTGTCAGCGCCGGGGAACCATGTACCCCAAGCGCGGCATTGACGGCGTCGGTGGTGGTCCAGATGCGGCCGCGCCGGTCGTACTTATACATAATCCCCTGGTCGCCCGCCCATCGCTCCACCGTCGCGGGTGTCGGGAGCGGGCCATCAGGTGCGCAGATCCGCTGAAGATCCGAAAAGTGCAGGATCTGCGCCACGGTCATCCTCGCGCCCCGGCGAACAATGGGATCTGTACCACGTTGTTTGGCAGTGGCCGGTCAGTGACCTCCGCCGGCGGCTGCAGCCCATGCTGCTTGTGCCAGTGCGCCCACGCAAGATCGAACGTGGCGCACTTCTGCGTGCAGCTGCAGCGGCATTCGATGAAGTGGCCCCCACGGGCCTCTAAACGTCGCCCATCCAAGATGTATCGCGCTTGATGGCCGGAGGGACACGCGGGCAGCTGGCGGGGCGGGGTTCTCTGCTGCTGCGTCATTTTCTGACTCCTTCAAACGTTCGCCACCACCCGACAATTGCAAAACAGTAGTTACACACCATCGCGTCGTGACCACGTTGCCCCAACACGTCGCGTCGATCATTACGAATGACCTGTCGCCAGGCTGACCTGACCATCCGCATATGGCCCTTCTTCATGGTGCGCCTCCTGCAGGCAGACTCATCGTCACCCATGGTCGAAGCCCTCCGCGACGCTGCGTGCAGCATCAGCCAAGTGCGGGATCGTGTCCTCATCGATACGATCAAGCGCCTGAGCGATGGTGTAGTCCATCTCGGTCAGCCAGTCGTGGCGGTTCAGCACCAGGGCGGCGGTGAGGGCCTCGCCGGTGGACAGCGAGCCTGGGCCGTCGTTCCGCACGGCGTACAGAGCGACCTGAATCACACGATCAAGATTCATGCGGCACCCCCAGCGCGGCGGACAGCCATCTGCGGGCGACGGCGCAGCCGCTGCGGAATCTGTCCCACGGCCAATCCGCTATGACGCCGGCGCGCCGGTCGGGTGGCCCATAGGTGGTGGAGCAGTGCGCCGCCGGCGGCGGGCCCAATCAGGATCAGCAGCAGCTCAGCCATGGGTCACCTCCCCCGTGTTCACGCCGATGGCGGCCAGGGCGTTGGTGATGTGCACGACTTCGGTACCGAGCAGGTTCGCCGCCCGCTGCGCGTACGACTCGCTCCACGAGAGATACAAGAAGCCCTGCCGCTGCAGGCGCTCCCCCATGAGCTGAATGTCTTCAAGGTCGATCACCTGGCGCAGGCCCAGCTTGTCCGCAATAGCGCGGCCGTGGAGGGTCTTGCCGCTTCCCTGGGGGCCGTACAGCACGACTGACTTAGCCATGGGCCACCTCCTGGGCGGCCTGCGCCACCGCAGCCTGCGTGGCCTTGCGGCCCGGCAGCATGTTGGCCACCTCGAAGGGAAAGGGGAGCCGTGCGGCCAGGTCGGCCAACTCTGCCGAGATCCAGCTGGCGTCCTGGGCGAATTCCTCGCTGCCCTTGGTAACCACCCAGCCGCTCTTGCTGCCCTTGCGGCGCTCCAGCACCCGCTGCGCCACCTTGGGCGCGCCCATGTTCAGGGTCGCCGTGACGATCACCTTGTTGTGGGAAACCTGCAGCACCAGTGTGGCGCTGCAGTCGTGCCCGTCGCCCCTATCAATCCCCACAATCCCCACACCCGTGATAGCCTCCGCCCCGTGTCCGGTGCTGGAATCCAATGGAATTGCAGGGGTGGTTGCGGCTTCGCCGTTCATCTTTTGCATGGTTCTCTCCTGAGCTGCTGTTGGTAGATGGCCTTGGGGTGGTGTTGGCGCACCGCCCGCCGGACCGCTTTGTTACACGTCGCCTTACTGCGCTTTGAATACCCAGCACTTCACTGTGATGCTGTTGCCGAGAATGGTGTTGCGGATGTTGCTGTTCACTGCGGTGTTGACGCTGATCAGCTTGTAGCGCCGTGAATTGACCAGGTGCTTACGCAGGTCAACCAGATCAGGTACTGCCTGACCATGCCTACTGGCCTTGGCCACGAACTCGTTGAGGTTGATGGCGATCTTGTGCGGGTCGCGCGAGTGGTTGAGCTTCGCTTCCTTGCCGTCACCAAGACCTTCGAGGTACTCGTAGGTCTCCCAGAACTCGTTGACGATCTTGTGGTCAGCGCTGATGGCCGTCTGGCGTTCCATCGCGGCCGCGACCAGGGCATCACGCGTAGCCACGACCATGTGCTCGGGGATATCGATCACATCGCGCAGGCAATCCAACAGCGAGAGCATCTGCGCGTGGTTCTTGATCACGCGCTCTAGCCGCAGATCGGTCTTCTCGCGTAGCCGGGCCTCGAAGTAGGTCACGCGCTCCTTGAACTTCTTGAGCACCTGGCCCTCGGAGCGCACTGCCTTAATCAGGAAGTGGCTCAGGTCTTCAACCTGTAGCGCGTTGAGGTTGTCGGCCGCAACGCGGCTTTCGGCTGTAACGGTCGGCTTGCGAAAGTGCAGCTTCACGATGCGGGTCAGGATCGCTTCGCTAGCATCGACCGCCGCATTCTGGCTGATGACGATCGTGCCCCGGAACGGCGGCTCGTAGGTGTCATTGCCACCATTGCGCACGCCGCGCGTGGCCAGGGTGCCGCCGCCGAAGTAGTCCTTCAGTTCGTCCCACTCGAATGACTTGGAATGGGCCTTGTCGGGAGTGTCGCGGTCAGCCTCGAGCAGCACGACGGGCATGCCGGAAATCTGGCCCATGGCACGTGCTCGCCCGGCCTTGGACGACTTGGCCGGATCGAAGCCCTCGTAGTCGCTGCGCGCTAGCAGCTTCCACAGGAAGGTGAGCAGGGTGGTCTTGCCCGCGCCCGCCTCGCCGGTGGCTTCGAGAAAGGGGAAGGATTTGTGGGCGCTCCGGATCTGATTGGCGAACAGCGAACCGAACCAGAACGTCAGGGCGATCATGCCGTGTGTACCGAAGCACAACCACAGCCACTCCAGCCACTCGGTACGGTAGGCTTCGGCGTCGCGCTGAATGTCCATACGGATCGACTTCTGCGTGGTCTTGAGCCGCAGCTTGTTGAACTCGAAATAGTCCTCGGCGTTTGCCAGGCTGATTTCGCCGTTGCGTACCGCGATGTCGCCGAAGATGTACGCCCCGTGTTCCGGGCTGTACCCGACGAAGTCGACCGTATCGACGGTTTTGATGTTGAACAGTTGGTCTTCCATCATGCGGTCCAGTTGGTGACCCGAGCCGCTGAACACCGCGCCCTGGGCCAAGCTGATGATCCGCTTCTTGAACTCCGTGGAGCTGGCCACCTGGGGGCCGGTGAAGGTGCCCTTGACCGAGGGAGCGTCGTGGGGAAAGTCCACGCGGAAGAAGTACCAGCTTTCATCGGTGGCCTCATGGCGCTGGAAGTACAGCGCCTCCGGGTAGCAGTTGGCGATCTGGCGCACTGATGCAGCGGCGCGCTGGAGCTTGGCGACCTCGTCGGCCTCCAGCTCGTCGTCTTCCTTCAGGTCACGATCAACCGCGCGATCACGGCGCAGCTTCTCAAACCGCTGCGGGTCGAACTCGAACCAGTACAGACGCGACTGGTGCTCCAGGTGGAACTCGGTCTGTTTGTCGTGGCTGTATACGATCAGGCCCTTGTCCATCGCAGTGCGTGCCATCAATAGCGCGCCCTGGTGCAGGGCCATATCCACATCGGCCTGCCACTGGGCGTCGCCGTCCTCGGCCGCCTGGGCGCGCAGGTGCAGATCGTTCCAGTCAGTCTTCTTGCCGGAGCCCTGGTCGATCTGCGCTGCCTTGTTCTTGAACCCCAGCTTCTCGGCACGGCGCGCATGCTTCTGTGTGTAGGCGCGTGCGCTCGGCTCGTTGTCCAATCCCCACACCAGCGTGGGTAGGTCCGCGCCGCGAAGGTCGCGCAGTTCCTTGATCGATGCTTCGGGGTAGGCGTTGCTGGACATTGCGGCAACCGCGCAGATGCCACGCTGCAGCAGGGCGATGGCGTCGAAGATGCCCTCCACGATCCAGACCTCTCGCGCGGTGCGCATCTGCTCCAGTGCAGCGGGAGCCGCCCACCACACACCTGCGTAGCTCTGCCCCGGCGCAAACCTTGCCTTCATCTTGCCAAACCGGTGCGGCCTGTCGATCAGGCGCTCCCACCAGCCACCCTTGGCCAGCTGGAACCGCACCGTAGCGGTGCCCTGCCGGATGGTGTTGTCGTAGAAGCTTTCCTGCGTATACGTGCCCTGCAGCGGCTTGATGGAGAAGCCGCGGCCGGTCGCCAGGTATGCGTCAGCCGCAGCGTTCGGCGCCTGTGTGGTTTGGGGGTTCAGCTTGGAATAGTCGTCGAACAGGTCGTCGTAAAGGTCGCGGACGCGCACCTCTTGGCCGCACTTGGCCTGACGACCGCATCGCAGCACCCACGGCGTGAGGTGGCTGGTGTACAGCTCCTTCTTGCCGCAGTGGGGGCACTTGCCCCCACGCATGAACTTGCCGCTACGGTGCTTGAGGCCGTAGTCACGCTCCACGCGCTGCAGGACTTGCTGGCGGATCTCTTCTTGCATGGCCAGGTCAGCCTCTAGCCGCAGAGGACGCGGCACTGTTTGGGTGGTACATGGCTCTCTCCTGAGCGGGGTGTCCCCGGCGTGCAGCGTTGGCGCGCTACGGTGCCGGGGAGGTGGTGTGCTATTCGTCTGCCGGCTTGGAGCGGCTGAGAATCTGATACATGTCGTCGCGGATGTACTCGGAGACAGCGGCGGTGTGTTTGGGATCGATCCCGTGCTCCTTTGCCACCTCCTCGGTGATGGTGGCCAGGAGGTCGCACGCGTGTGCGGCGCGCCAAAGGCGCTGGTAGTCCGCCCCGCCGATCAGCTGCGCGCCACGGTCAGCATCGCGCTGAGCGGGGCCTGAGTTTCGTGCCGTCGGCGTGTGATCGTTGCTATGAGCCATCAGTGCATCCCCCTCGTGTGGTCGCCGCCGCTGGACAGCCATGTGAAGAAGCGCTCTGCTTCGCCGTGGGCGAGCAGGAATATGGCGTGCCCTATCTGCAGGCCGTGCTCGGCTGCAGGGCGAATCAGGTGTGAGTACGCCGCCACCATGGAGACGCACACGTCCGATTCGGCATGTACGCATGAGACATACACACAGTTCTTGTCGGTCGAGGCGCGCACAACGATGCCCGGGCTGGCCGATGCCAGGTTTATCACCGGGCGCAGATTGGGGTGCTTTGGCGCGGCCATCAGTGGCGACTCCTTAGCCCGGCAGCGCGTGCATGCACGTCGCGGGTGGAGGTCGCGTTGTACGCATCGAGCACGTCGCCCAGGGTGAGCGTCAGGGCGCTCTTGCCCGTACCGACGAGCCGGGCGATCAGCGACTGGTAGTCGTCATGGGACCATTCGAGGGTGTCGGCGATAAAGCCGAAGACGGCGGCGATCTGCCGCGCTGGGCTGTTGCCGGACCTAGGTGTGGCGTCATTACTCATGGGGTGCGTTCTCCATGCGTTTGTGGAGTCCGCCACCGCCGAGGCCAATCGGGGGTGGTGGACGACGCGGAGTTGGCCTACCGGGGAAACACGCAACCCGGCGGGGCCGAAGCCCCCACCGCGCCGCCCACCATAGAAAGGCTGGGGGCACACACGCCCGGCACGCTTACCGGGCACAAAAAAAGCGCCGGCAGGTGTTATGGGCGCTTTCGCGCGCATTTCAATCAGGAGGCCAATCCCGGTCGCCGAATTGGCGGCGACGTGTGAATGTTTGCTCCGTCCATGGGCAGGTGTCAAGGGGAATTGATGGGATTTGTGGTGGAAGTTCAGGGCGTGCACAGCGGTCATGCCTTTACCGGAGCAGATACAGGCGCTGACAGCACCAGGTAGGTGCCCCCAGCTGCGATATGTGCGGTGACAGCCGCCCGCAGAACGTCGGCTTCGCGCTTCTTTTCAGCGGGCGACAGATGCTTTTCGCGGGGGGGTGAGGTAACCAGGGCGGGTTCCGTAGCCGTGGCCCAACCGTCACGGTGTGTCTTCTGGCGAATCATGGGCAGCACTCCATCGCTGGCGACCGGGTCGCCAGTTCGTTTCCGTAGGTCATGAGCGCCTTTCTCAGGCTGTGGGGTGTTCAGTACCGCTGCGAACTGCGTCAATGGCATCGAGCAGGTCGAGCTGGATGTATCCCTTGCCCGCCTTCCATGCCAGCTGCATCTGAGCGCGGAGGAAGCTCGGCGTAGGGGGCAGTTCGCTCGGCAGCGCCATCGGTACACCGCTGGGGCTTGCGATACCTGTGAGTTCAGAGTGCCCGCTGTAGCTCGCGCAGCACAGGGGGTTTTCGCATATGTAGATGTCGTTGCGCAGGTACTTGTGCACCAAGGTGCTGGTGCGCTTTATCAGGCGCGAATCGCAAGACTCGCAGGAAAAGATCACTCGCCCGCCCACAACTGCGTTCATGCCTTCTTACCCCTCGCTGACTTGGCTGCGGGCTTCCGCGCGGGTTTGCTGGGTTTCGTGCAAGAATTGGGATCGTGTTTGATACCGAGTGCAACGGCCGCAGCGTGTGACTTCCCAAAGTTGCCCTTGCCAAGCCCGCGCAACGCATCATTCACAGCATGGCGGCAGAGGTCGTGCAGCTCGGCGAATGCGGTAACGGTAATGCCGTTATCGCGCAGCCACTGGCGGGCTTCTTCGCGTGTGCGCAGTTTCTGCCGAGCGGTACGTGGTGTGGCGGCCATTGCGTTTCCCCGTTCAGTTTGGAGTGAAATATCTTTCACTATGTTAGGTGAAAGATATTTCACTCGTCAAGGAGGTTTGAGCGTGAGTGTGGGTCTTAGGCTGAAGGAAGAAAGGAAGCGACTGGGCCTGACGCAGGAGGCCATGGGCGTTGCTTGTGGCGTCAGCAAGCGCACACAGATTTTCTACGAGACAGACAGCGTGGGGGCGAGCGCGGCATATCTCGCGGCTGCCCACGAACTCGGTGCGGACGTGACTTATGTGCTGACCGGAAAGCGCGAGCGGCTCTCGGCGGAAGACAGCGAACTGCTCGAACTCTGGCGCGCCGCGAAGCCCCCCGCGCGAGCTGCGGCGATTGCGACGTTGACCAAGGACGAAGCGCACAGTTCCTCGGTTGCGGCTGCGCCCAGGACGCAATTCACCGATGCCACCATAGGCCAGCAGTTCAGTGGTGATGTGGACCTGACCGGGCAGAAGTTGGTGATCAAAGCACCGCGTGTACGGAAAAAAGCTGCCCACTGACACAGTACGGTTTTTGGGAATCGTGTCCGCTAACACAGGGGGCGTCTAGGAAGACGCGATTCTCAATGTGAAGGGCTATGCGCAGTTGTGGTTGCAGTTGTGGTGGTGAAGATCGGTCGGTGAGCAAGCGGGACGGCAGCACCGTTTTTAAGGGGGCCGTGATCGGTCAGGTGTTCACAGGGCACGTAGAGATTCGGTGTCCTTTGGCGCACCACGACGCCGAAGCCGCTGCGCCAGCAGTCAACGCGGAGCATTCCCCAAGCACACCGGTGGCCACCGCACTGCTCGCAATTGCGATCTGGCAGGCGTGGATGTCGCTGCCGACCGGCAGCCTGGACCCAAGCGAGCATGCCGCACATGCGGGGTTCTTTCTGATCGCCGGCGTCGCCGCCAAGTACGCTACTGGCGCGCGATTGCGCACTGTGATGCGGCGTGCCTTGGGGTGGCTGCGCCGGATCGACTGAGCAGCCGCGGAGGTCTACTACTTCGATGGGCGGGCCGCGCCGGCGGCGATTTCCATTTCCACACTGGTCGTGAACCCGCCGTCGCCCGTGATGGTGTGCGTCGTTCTGGAAACCAGCCAGTCGTCCCCGTCAATTTCGGGCTTGAACCCGCTCACATTGATCGATTGCTCCGGGTACATGTCTGCACGGCCGAGCGCGAGGGAGATGCTGAGCGTGGCAGCGCCACGGTCAGACCGCTGCAGCTCGGCGGTGGCTCGTTGACGTGCCTCTGCTTCAGTCGCAAAGGTGGACTGCATCTTCTTTTCGTTGGTGCTTTTGCCGACCAGTACCGATTTTCGCCGAGCGGCTTTGTGATCATTCCAGTAGGCACGCACGCCGGTGTATTTATCCCGGTCGCCAGCGATGTAGCGGTGTTGGTCACCCGACGCACGGGTGATGGTCGCCGCTGGCAACGTGATGCCGCTGGGTGTAGTGCCGCTGCCGATGGGAGAGAACACCAGGGTGTCGGCCTTGACGGTCGCCACGGCGTCGAAGCGCTTGCCAAGCCTCGTGAGCAGGTTCACGTCGCTCTCGTTGGCCTGATCCAGGTGCGGCACCTGGATAGCTGACAGGGCAGGGGCGATGGCGGTCTTGAGCGAGTGGTCCCCGGCGATAGCGCCCAGGATCTCGCCTAGCGTGGTGGCATGCCAGCTGCGCTCGCGGCGGCTTCGCATCGCGCCGGTCAGGTCAGCGCTGCGCGCGCGGATGCTGATGATATCGGGCGAGCCGCTGTGCTCCACGTCGTCCACGATGAAGGAGCCCTTGTTGACCAGGCCGCTGCCACGCCATCCCAGCGCCACCTGCAGGGTGACCCCGCGACCCGGCAGTGCCATGCGGCCGTCGTGGTCGTGGATGCGCAGGTCGAGCTGGTCCGCCTCTTCGCCCCTGCTTTCGGTCAGGATCAGATCCAGCAGTCGCGGGGCGATGCGGTCGGTCAGATCGCGCCCATCGAGCACCACGCGCCATGCCGGTACCGGATAGGAGACAGCCATTAGGCGGGCACCTCGGCGGTGGCGTCGTCAACGCAGAGCAAATCCAGCTGGAAGTCGATCAGCCGCGGCGTGCCGTCAGCGAACAGCTCCTTGCGGGTTTCCTTGATGCCCTCGATCACGTAGCTGCCATAGACCCGGCCGGTGCCCTCCACCAGCGCCTGGGGCATGCCTTCCGATGCCAGGTCGCGCAGGTCGTCCAGTCCGTGCAAGTCGTCGGCCAGCTCTGCGCTGATCGACCCCTGCAGCGTGATGGTGTCCTCACCCACTCCGAGAAACTGCGTGGCCGGCCGCGCGCCCACCCGCGCGGTGCGTGCGTGACGCCAGGTCATCTGCCGTTGCAGTTGGTCGTAGGCGACGGTGGACAGGGAGAACACGAAGGTGCCGTAACTCATCATCATGGTGCTGGATCTCAGTCGGTCAGCCGTGAACCACGGCGGGCGGTTTGCGCGCGCTCATGGGCATCGAGCTGGCGCCGAACCTCCAATGCGATGGCCTGAGCGTCCATGCCGGGGGCGGCGTGGATGTGAAAGATGTAGCTGGCAGGCGCTGGCTGGGCCACAGGGGCCTGCGAAGGCCTCTGGGCTACCACCGGACGCGACTGCGTCACGGCGGGCCGCTCAGCGACGCTCAGGGGCGCGACCAGCGATCCCACCAGCTGCGGCAGGGCCGCCATTACAGGGGACACCGCTACGGGCATACGCAGGGCGGCCATCGCCGGCATGACGGCGTCTACCAGTGCGGTGATCGACACGGGCAGCGCCGCCGTGGCAGCGGGTGCGGCGACGGGGTTCGGTGCAGCCATCGCGGGCAGCGCGGCTACGCCCAGCGTGAGGCCTGCGCCGATCTTCCTCATGCGCTCGCCCAGGCCCGTCAACTGCTGGAGCGGCTGCGCTTGGCTGCGGCCCAAACCGCCGGCAAGACCCTGCATGGTGAAGTCGCCGAACTGGGCGAACACACGCGAGGGGCTATGGATCCCCAGCATGCCCTTGAACCGGTCCATCACACCCGTAGCGACGCCGGCAACGGCGTCTATGGCAGAGCCGCCCATCGACGTGATGCCGTTGACCAGGCCCATGACCATATCCATGCCCGCCTGGTGCATGCGCTGCGGCCAGCCCATCAGGACGCCGTTCACGCCGTCCCACATCATCTGCACGCCGCCGCGCAGCTTGTCGCCGTTGAGCGTGAACAGCCCGACGATCAGCGACCAGATGCCCTGCAGGTAGGACCACGCGCCGCCCATGACGTTCTGGATGATCGGCAGCAGCACCATGAACGCGGACACCAGCACCTTAATGGCGGCCACCACGGCGCGCAGGTTGACGGTGAGCACCGTGCCCAGCACACGCCCGAATCCGCGTCCGGCGTCGGTCGCGCCTTCCAGCTGCTCGCTGGTGGCTTCGAACGGCACCAGCAGTTCCTTCACCCACGCCCAGGCCTTGCCCATGGCGTCGCTGATCATGTCCCACACCGGCGCGAGCGGTTCCAGCGCGGTGCGAAGCTCGGTCATCAGCGGTCCGACGACGTCTGCGATGCCCTGCCAAACGCCGATCATGAAGGCCTTGATCGGCCCCCAATATTTCCACACCAGCAGCGCCACCACTCCGATGGCCGCGCCGATAGCCAGCACCGGCGCGCTGACGCCGCCCAGCAGCGGCAGCAGCATGCGGCCGACGTTAAGCAGCATGGGGAATGCGCGGCCGCCCAGCGAGAGGACGTTGCGAACCAGCGCGCTGATGCCACCGCCGCCGCTGAGCAGCAACACGGCCTTGTGGATCTGCGTCAGCGCCATCGCGCTCACGCCGCCGGCCACCAGCAGCCCGCCAAGGACGGTGACCAAGGCGGTGCCGGCGATGGTGAGCTTGGCGATGGTGGCCACCAACTGGGGGTTGGCCCGGATCAGGTCGACCACCTTGCCAACCACCACGGCGGCGCGCTCGGCCAGCCGCTTGAAATCGGGCAGCAGGGTCTTGCCCAGGGACTGGGACACCACCAGGGCGACGTTCTTGAGCAGCTGCCATGCATTGGCCGAGGTGGCCACGCGCGAGGCGTACTCGGCGCTCATTGAGCCGCTGTACTGCTGGGCGTCGGAAACCTTCTTGAAGTTGCCCTGCAGCAGTTCCAGGTTCGTCAGCAGCGGCGCGATCGCGCCGATGGATTCGCGCCCGAACAGCTGCGTCATGGTGGCCGCCTGCTCGGCCTTGGGCAGCTGCTTGAGCTTCTCCAGCACCTCGACGATGGCACCGCCGGCATCGCGCTGCATCGCCCGGGCCATCTCACCAGCTTTCAGGCCGAGCTTGTCGAAGGCCAGGATCTGGCTCTTGGTCGCGGCAGCGCCCGAGGACAGCGTGAGCAGCATGTTCTTGATGCCGGTGGCCGACACCTCCGACTCGATGCCCATGCCGGCGACCGTCGCGCCCAAGGCGGCAATGGGGCCGCTACCGAGGCCGGCGACCTCGCCCAGTGCCCCGATGCGGTTAACCACCTCGCTGATCTTCTGAACGCTGGCCGGGCCGGTGTTGCCCAGGTAGTTGATCTTGTCGGCCAGCACGACAACGTCGCTCTGGCTCATCCGGAACGCGGTGCGCCAGGTCGCCATGGTCTGGCCGGCGTCTTCGGCGGTGGTATCGAAGGCGACACCCATCTCTGCCGCGTCCTTGGCGAACTGCAGCAGTTCTTTGCGCGGGATCGCGGCTTGGCCTGCTGCCGCCACGATCTTGGCGATGTCGGCCGGGATCATGGGCAGGCGGCGTGACAGGTCTTCCACGTCGCGGCTCATCTGGATGAACTGCTGCGGGGTGTCGAAATCCACCACCTTCTTCACGTCGGCCATGGCCGACTCGAAGGCCATGGCCTGGGCCAGCGGCAGCATCTCGGCACGCAGCGCACCCACGCCGGCGAAAGCCATGCCGGCACCGTGGCCGGCGGCATTCATGCCGGCGCTGTGGATCTTCTTGCTGCGCGCCATCGCGGCATCCAGCGCGGCCAGGCGCTGGCGTTGGGTTGCCATCTGCTGGGTCGTGGCGGCGATATCGGCGCGCAGGCGGCGCTCGTGGGTACCCAGCTGGCGCGTGCTGATGCCTGCGCGCTCCAGCCCCCCACGCAACCGCTGTAGCTCTGCGGTCTGCTGCTGGTGCTGGGTCTTGAGCTGGCCGGCGGCGTACTTAGCCTGTTTGAACTCGTTGTTGAGCTTGCGCGACGGGTTGGCAGTGGCCGCGATCTGGGCGGCCAGCTGGCGCACGCGCTGTTCGGCGTCCTTGTGGGCCTGGGACACGCCGCGTGTGGCTTCCATCTGCTGCCGGAACGCGCCGATATCGCGGTGGGCGGCGTTGAGGCGGCGCAGGGTGCCTTGCTGCTGCTGCAGGGTTGCGGCCAGGCCTTTGCTACCGGCCATGATCTTGCGGAAGGGCGCTGTGGCCTGATCGACAGCCTGCAGGATCACCTGCAGGCGAAGGTTGCCGCCGCTCATGCGGCGACAGCCATGCGGCCGGTTACGGCTGCGGTTGCTCCGGCTCGGCCGGCAGGAACGCGGCCACGAACGTACAGATCGCGCTCACCGCCCACGCCAGGCCGGCGCAGACCGCAGCCAGCAGAACCAGGGCGAACAACAGGGCGAGAAGGGTTGCCATGGGCGGACTGTATCACTGGTTGGCTCCGCTTCGAAGAGCGGCGCGCTCGCGCCACTGCAGTAGTTCAGTAAGGGAAAGTGCTGACAGCTCGGTGAGGGTGAATCCGAAGATCACCCCCACGTCGGCCATGGCGTCCTCTACGCAGGCAGGGATTCCCGTGTCGCTTTGCTCATGAAAAAAGTGACCACTTCCTGGCCGACGGCCACCAAGTCGGCCGGGTCGAGCTTGGCAACGTCGGCGGCGGTGAGGATCGGGGTGGTGATGCGCGGCAAGAGGGTGCTGATCGCGCCCACGTCCATCTGCAGCAGGTCCACCAGCTTGATGCCGCGCAGGGAGCCAGCGTCGGGCTTACGCAGCTGCAGCGACTCGATCAGCTGCTCGCCGCGCTGGATCGGAACGTCCAGCTCGATGCGCGGCGACTGCGCGGGCACGGGGGCGGTATCGGGAATGGGCTGTGCGTTCTTGCTCATGGGTTTCTCTCAGGGAAAGGGGGAAGGGCCCGGCGGCGATCGCGGCCGGGCGGATGGCTCAGTAGCCGATGGCGCGGCGCTGCTCGGCGAGCAGGTCCTTGCCGTCCACGATGAAAACCATGCCGACGAGGTCGATCTCGATTTCCACGCGGCCGTTGATGGTCAGCTTGTAGTAGCTGACGCTGGTTTTCACGCTGAACTCGGTGTCTTCACCCGGCTTACCAGTACCGGAATCGATCTCGCTGTGGCGGCCGCGCAGGACGATCTCGACCGCATCCGTGTCGCCGCTGTCTTCGCGCTGGTAGGCCGCCGCCATACGCAGCTGCACGCCGTTGTGGGACACCGCGCCGTACTGTCGCAGCACCTGTTTCATCAGGCCGCCGCACTTCCACTCGGCCTCGATCTTCTCTTGGCCAAGATCGATATCGACCGGGCCGGCCATGCCGCCGGCGCGGTATTCCTCCATCTTGCGGGTGAGGGTCGGCAGCTTAAACTCGGTGATTTCACCGAGATAGCTCATGCCGTCGTTGAACAGGTTGAGGTTCTTGAGCTTGCTGGGAAGGGACATAGGGAGGGTTCCTTGGGTCGGCCGGTTAGACGCCGATGCGGCGCGCGAAGTCGGCGAAGTAGCGGTCGGTGATGCGCTGGTTCAGCAGCAGGTTCTCCAGCGGCGGCACGGGCGTGTAGTCGTAATCGATTGCCAGCAGGCCCGAGGCGAGCGAGGCATTGGAATTGGCCGCTTCGTCGTACCAGGCGCTGGCGTCGATCACATAGCCGGCGTTCTTCAGCTCGCGGAACTTGGCATTGATGGCCTCCACCAGGTCGCGCACCAGCGACGGGTGGAGCGGCTTGTCGACGTACACCTGCTGGGCCTGGGCGATGGTGTCGGCCAGGATCTGCGCGGTACGCGTGGCCGTCTCGAAGGCGAACAACGGATCTTCGCTGCAGGTGCGCGACCCCCAGAACTTGTAGCCGCCGGAGTTGATCAGCGTGGTGATATCGGCCGCATTGAGCTGGCCGGCGTCGGTGGCCGGGTCCTGCAGGTCCCAATGCACGTCGCGGCTGATGCCGGTGACACCGGACACGCCCACGTTGGAAATCGACTTGTGCCAGCCCTGTTCCTGGTCGATACGCGCACGCAGACCTACGGCGCGGGCGGTGGCGAAGGCCATAGAACTGGCCGGAGGGGTGGCGCTGGCGTCGAACGCCACGAAGTCCGGATAGATCAGCATCAGCTCGCGCTCGCTGAACTGCTCCCGGTAGGCGATGGCCTCAATCACCGATGCACTGGCGGCGCAGCTGACGTAGGCCATGGCGCGAAGCTTGCGCGCGATGATTGCCAGCGCCACCGATACCGGCTGGGTGTCCAGGCCAGGGCAAGCCAGAATGCGGGGGCGCACGCCCACCAGGGACTCGGCCACCAGTAGCGCCTGCATGCCCGTGTAGGCCGAGCCATCCTTCTTGCCGATGACTGCAGCGGTGGTGTCCACGTCGGTGGCACCAGGTGCAACGCGAACCACCACCGTGACCGGGTTGGCCTGGTCGGCGATGGCCTGCAGCGTCGCGCGCAGGGTACCCGACTTGCCGGCTTTGGGGATGGACCCGAGCACGTCGGTAATCAGGACCGGCCGGTCCAGCGGAAAGAGGGTTGCGTCGGCGTCGGGGGCCGTGCAGACCACGCCAACGATGGCAGTGGCAACGGTGCGGATCGGGCGGGAGCCGCCGTTGATCTCGATGACGCGGACGCCATGATGGTAGTCCATGAAAACTCCTGCGGTTAGGGGTTGCGGAAGCGGATGGGGACGGTCAGGCCGGTGGACTCACCCGAGCCGAAGGCACTGACCAGTTGGCACGTGACGTCAAGAACGAATTCGCCATCGCTACTTCCGCGGCTGATGGCGATCCGCGACACGCGTATTCGGGGTTCCCAGCGCATCAGGGCCGTGGCGGTGGCCCCGTAGAGCTGCAGCCGGGTCTTGTCGTTGAAGGGCTGATCGATCAGCGAAGGCAGCAGAGAGCCGTAGTCGCGGCGCTCAATGCGGGTGCCGATGGGGGTTGTGAGCACGTCGCTGATCGACTGGGCAAGGTGCACCAGGTCGTCTGCGGCGGTGCCAGTACGTGCGTTCATGCCCCTCATGCCGGCGGCCCCGATGCGCCGCTGCCGGGCTGCACGGCGCTGTGCTTGTGGCCCTTGAGCGAGATTCCGCCGCCAACAACATCGGCCGAGGCGGTCGCCTTGCCCGAGACGGTCAGGTCGGCGTTGATCGCGGTGGCACCGGTGATCGTGGCCTTGCCATTAATCGTTACCGGGCCGTTGATCGTCAGGCCGCCATCGGCGGTGATCGTGGCCTTGCCGCCGCTGGGCAGTAGGGCCGAGAGCAGGTGCTGCGCGCTGTCGTAGTGGACGACCGCGCCGTCAGCAAACTGCATCAGGGTGACGGCGGCTTTGTCGCTCGGGGCGCGGTAGGTGTCGCTGTAGATGCCTCGCAGCACGATGCCATTGCCGGGGTCGCCATCTCCGCACAGCAGGCCCACCTGCTCGCCGGCGCAGGGCGGGCACCAGATGCTGACGTTGCCGGCAGCGGCGGACACCCACGGGAGAAAGTCGGTGTGCATCTCGCCGGATTGCACGCGGCATCGGGCTGCGGCCAGGTCCACCTCGGTGACGGTGCCGAGGCGGAACAGGTTGTTCAGCTGCTGTGCGTGGTGGCTGTCGCGGTCCATGTGCTCATGGTCGACTGCGCGTCTCGCGCGCGCCCGAACATGACCACGTAGATGACGCCGCTACAGCCGTGGGATCAGTACCAGCCGGTGGCCGAGACACGTGCGGTCAAAATCGACTCTTGGACAAGCCCACCTCTGCGCACCAGGCAACGGAAGCGCACCGCCTCGGATAGCCACTGCGCGGATGCTGACGGCACTGTGATGCTCGCCGACGCCGATTGCGCAGCCGTCATCGAAACGAAGCCGGGGGCGCTGGTGCCGAACGACGCCTGGCCCACGTCGGCGGCCACGATCTGGATCTCGTACTCGCCGGCGCTGGTTGACCCTGTCAGCCACCTGCCCGATTCAACTAGGGAACTGCCACCGTTGCCGCCGCCGGCAATGCTGCTGTGCACCGTGTACGTCCCGTCTGGCTGGAACGCCAGCGATATCGACGCGCTGCAGCTGTCGCGCGAGTTCGTGCGGGCCTGATTGGAGGCCGAGAAGGACTTGCCGTGGAAGGGCATGGTGTAGGTGGCGGTGCCCTTGGCGGCCCACATCGCGGCAACGTCTTGGCCGCCAACGCGGTAGCCCACATCTGCCCGGCGCTGGCCGTATTGCACGTGGGCATAGCGCAGGGGCTGACCGTTGGCGCGATATCCATCGGCCGCCGGCCCATTACCGAGGATATCGGGGTCGAACAGTTGGTCGAAGTCGACCCCGCCATGTCGGTACCCGCTGGCCATCAGCGGTTCCCGCCTGCAGCACTCAGGTCCCGCACCTTCGCCGACAGCTGTTGGATGGCTGTCACCAGCACCGGGAGCAGCTGATCAAGCTTGATGGACGGAACCATGTCGCCTTGGTAGGGCACGCCATGCAGGTTGACCGACTCCGGAACCAGCGAAGCCAGGTCCTCGGCGATAAGGAACAGCCGCTCACGGCCATCGTCGTGGTAGTCCGCCTTGTACCGGCCAATGGCAGTCGACATACGCTCAACCTCGGCCAGGCCATAGGGCGAGGGGCCATCGATGTGCTTGAGCCGACGCGAAGAGCCGAAGTCAAAACCGCCAGTTGCTCCGAGCGCGCCTTGGACCTGCAGCGCGCTGCCGTTGCTTGCCAAGGTAGGCCCGGTCGCGCCGAGTTTCAGACCGCCTGCGTTGCGGTCCTGCAGCCCCAGCAGGCCCACGGTATTGGTCACGCCAATGTCCACGATCTGGGCGTCATCGCCGATCTGCACGAAAGCGCCGTTACCGGAGCCGCCTGCGATCAGGTTAGGGGCGGTGACGTTGCCCGTGAATGCCGCGCCAGCGAGCAAGGCACGGGCAGTGAGCGCATCCTGCAGGCCTGTGACCTGGGCAACGGAATGGGTGTGGGAAGCATTTGCCTTGCTTGCGGGATCGAAGTTCCCGTCATGCCAGATGCGACGCCATGGATTCCACAGCGTCGTGTCCTCCCGGTAGCCGCGCCAGTAGAAGTCGTTGGAATTGGTGTTCAGCGCCATCTGCGCCACACGGAAGTTGCTCTGGTTCAGGGTCAGAACAACTGCCTGCGGCGTCGCCATCGAGTTATCGCCGGGACCATTGGCGACGGTCACACCCTTGGGGATCTGGCTGTAGACGGTCGACTTGACCGCATCCAGCGATGCCGAAAAGTCGATATCCGTTGTGGCTGCGTGCGTGTGCACCTTGTCGGCTTTGCCCGCCGGCTGGAAGTTCCCGGCATGCCAGACGACGTGTTCGTTGTTCCAGACCATGCCGCCCACTTCCAGCTTCAGCTCTCCCGTGCGGGAGGCCTCTCCATTGGGCCGGAGATACACGGTTCCGTTCCCTGCCGTGGGTGCCAGGAGGGCATGCGTGGATGTGCCCAGCAGTGAGCCGGTGTTGGCGTAGAAGCGGGGGGCGCTGACGTTCCCGGTGAACGCGGCGCTTGCCAGGTTCGCCTTGGTGCCCGGATCGAAGTTTCCGGAGTGCCAGAGGCCCTTGTCGTTCCACGTAATCCCGCCGACCGTTACGCGTAGCTGCCCCACGGTCGAGGGGCTACCATTGGGCCGCAGCAGCACTTCCCCAGCGGCTGCGTTGGGTGCCAGCACGGCATAGACAGCGCCGCCGAGGAAGACGTTGGCGGTCGAGCGGACGGTGGTCGCCGTGATAGGACCGGTGAAGTTTGCGCCGGCCAGGTCGGCCTTCGTTGCGGGATCGAAGTTCGCCGAGTGCCAGAGTTCGCACCACTCCTTCCATCGGCCTCCCGGGGTGGAAGCAAGCGTGTCATTGCGGGAACGCATCCAGAATCGCTGCTGGTTGCCGTAGTAGGTCGCCAGGGCAAGGCCGGTCGAACCGTCGTAAGTGGGCAAGCTGATGGCGAGCGTGTAGGGCGACGGCATGGTCGCGCCGGCCACCGCAGAGCGGTTAACCGAGAAGATGCTGTGGTGTTCCTGCCAAGTGTCGTCAGCGGTGGTGCGCTGATACGTCACTTTGCTGTTCAGGGCATCCTGCAGACCAACAACGTCGGCTGTAGTGTGCCCATGGGCCTTGTCCGCCTTGTCGGCGGGCTTGAAGTTGCCGGCATGCCACACGTCGTTGTTGGCGTAGGTGAAGGTCTTTGGGCCGAGGGCCAGCTCGCTGGAGACGGTGCTGCCATCGGCAGCGAACGTGCGAAGACGCACGGTATCGCTCGCGCGCACCCATACCAGCCCAGCCCCCGTCTTGGCATCTTCGCTGCGCAAGCTGAAGCCAGGGTTTGCGCTGCCACGTGCGTCTACGTAAATATTGCCGCTCTTGGCGATCACGCTGCCGCCGGCGGTGACGTTGCCCTCAAAGACGGGATCTGCCAGCGGGGCCTTGGCGTTCAGCGCGCTCTGCAGCCCAGTGACCTCGGCGATGGCATGGGAGTGGCCCGCCGGCGGGAACGAGCTCGGCACGTTGCTGAAGTTCTTCCAGTCGAGGTAGTGCGACCCGTGCGCGCCGTCGAGCAGGTCGGCGTCCAGGTTGTTGCCGTGCCCCTCGTCCCTGAGCGCGGCCGATTTGATTTCCAGCGACACCCGCATCAGGGCGGCGGTCGCCTTGGTCAGTAGCGTCTTAACGAAGTCGCTGGGTGCGCCTTGCCCGAATCGGCCGTTGACGTAGGCGGCCAAGCCACGGGGCGACACCATGAGGTCGGCTGCAGCACCGGCGACGGCTTCGGGATCGGTCGAGAAGCGCGCCACACCGACCTGCGTGGTGGTCGCCGGCGGGTTCACAAAGTCGATCTTGTCCACGGTGATGCTGGTGGCCTTGATATCCACAAAGCGGATGTCGGTCGCCAGCAGCATGGTGGCTGCTGCAGCCTTCTCCATGATGGGGGTCGGCTGCGAGTAGACGGCGAACAGCACCCCACCTTCCAGATACAGGCCGAAGCCGCGCAGGGTGTAGGTGTCCTGGCTGTCGTCGCGCACGTTCAGGTGCAACAGGTCAGCAGCAACGGCCTTGCCGGCAAACGTGGTGATGCGCTTTGCCTCGGCGGGGACGGTAGTGCCCACCTTGCTCACGTCAAAGTGCTGGGGCGTCAGGCCGACGTGGCTGATCCGAACCGGTGCGGTGCCGGTGTGCTCGGCATTGACCAGGGCGGCGCGGCCGGCGGGCGTGATGGTGATCTGGGGGATGGCCATGGGGATTCCTGGGGTTACGGTGCGGCCAGCTGCAGCCGGGTGGCGACAACGGCCCGGGCTACGCCGATGAGGCCAACGACGCCCTCCGCGTTGAGGCCCTGGGTGAAGGTGAAATGCGAGCGCACGGGCTTTGCGCGGTTGACTGCCGCGATGACCTGGTCAATGAAGGCGGCGGTGGCTTCCTCGCCGCCTTGGCCGCTGAGTGTCAGCAGCAGCGCGAAGGTGTGGGGCGTGCCCTTGGGCGTCTGCTGCCACCACTCTTCGATCTGCACCTGGCCGCCGAAACTGGCGACCACGTCGGCGATGCTCTTGGCGGTGCCCTTGTGGCGCTGGATGCTGAAGGAGCTGGCGATACGGGCGCGCTTGATGTGCTCGGGCCAATCGCTGCTCCACGTGTCCACCGATACGCTCCACGCCAGATAGGTGAGGAATTCGGCCGGGCAGGTCCACGGGTTCCAAAGGGTGTGGTGCACCATTGGGATGGTCGCCAGCTGGGCATCGGCGGCTTCGGCTGCGCGCTCCAGCCGGGTGGCATTGGGGGGCAGCAGGGAGGCTGGGTCAGTCATTGGTGCCGGCGTGGTCGACCACGGCCTTGGTGCAGAACGCGGCCGACTGCCCGTCGATCACCAGATCGGCTGCAGGGCTGAGCAGGCGTACCCGCTGAACCCCCTCAACGTGCAGAGCGGAATAGATCGCAGACAGCACCACGTCGCGGCCCAGTCGCTGGGATTGGCTCAGGTACTGGGCAAGCCGGCGTCTTGCTTCCTCGATCACCAGCGCCCCGTCAGGGCCATTGAAGGTGGTGACCTGGGCGCGGATCTCGTAGCCGACGATGCGGGCGGCGGCCACGCTCACGTAGTCGGTGAGCGGGCGCACGTTGCCGTTTTGCAGGGTGGCGCTGACCTTTGCCAGCAACGCCGCGCTGGGCGTGCCGTCTCCCTCGCGCGACAGCACGGTCACATCCACCTTGCCCGGCGAGGGGCTGGTGACGCTGGCATCGAGCACGGCCACGTCGGCGGAAAGCGCGTGGAAGATGTAAGCGCCTTCCGGCCCAGCGACAGACAGGCCTTCCGGGGCCAGCTGGATGCGGCGGCGGAAGTCGGTATCGCTCTCGTACACGGCGGCGGTGCCGGCATCAGGATCGGCCGGGGCGATCAACTTGCGCTCCACACCGAACGGCACGGCCAGGTTGTCCAGGTCGGCCTTCTGGGAATAGGGCAGCAGCAGGCCGCGTGCGCGCTGGTTGAACTGCTCGCGCAGCAGCAGCTCGCGGTAGGCGCTGGCCTGCAGGAGCTTGATGACCGGATCGGACTCGACCACGGCGGTGTACTCGGGCATCAGCCGTTGGAATTCGGCCAGGCGCTCGGCGTAGATGGTCTCGAACGGGATCTGTTCGAACACATCAGGCGCGGGAAGTTTGTCGACTTCGATGGCGGTAAACGTGGACACGGCGGCACCAGACAGGGGTCTAATGCAGCCTCGCATCGCGCGCGCGAGCTACCCCTCCGCCGGAGGTGTAGGACGCGTTTGTACGCTACTGGCCGGTCAGATGGTCCATCAGCAGATCGCGCACCAGTTGCTCATCGGCAGCGGTGAAGCCGAGCAGCTCGCGGCGGGCGTAGGTGATCCGTGGCCCGTCTGGTGCCACGCGGTCGGAGCGGCCTTCCTGATGGATTCGCGCGATGCGCGACACTCGGCCCAAGAACCCCACAGTGGCTTCCTGCGCCGTTCCCCGCGCACGCAGGTGCTTGGCTTGCTTGATGCGGCCGAACATGGCCTTGCGCTTGATGCGACCGGCCTTGGCGCGGGCAGGGGCAGCAGGCCGGCGCGGGGCGTAGGCGGTGCCGTCCGGGTTGCGTTGGGTGGTGATGCGCTTCTGTTGGGAACGGCGCAGGGCGGTACCCACTGAGCGGCTCAGTTTGTTGCGCTGGGCCGGCTGCAGCTGGCGCAACAGGGGCGCTGCCCACGTTTCCAGCTTCTGCAGGTCCTCGCTCACCCAACGATCTCCAGCAGGCGGGCTACCAGCGCGCCAGCGTCGTACACCTCGCCCCCAGCCAGGGTATGGCGGTGCTCGTACTCGGAGAGCGGCTCGGCGGCGTGGACGAGCTGCCAGAGGCCTGCGTCGTCTTGGCGAATGATCACGCGTTCGGTCAGCGGGATCTTGATCGACAGGTCGACCAGGTCGCCGGCGAGCACGTCCACTTCAAAGCGCAGCTCGCCGCGCTTGGCCGCGTTGGAGAGCAGCTCGGGCTGGTGCCGGGTCAGCCACTGCAGGAGCGGCACCATGACCGATTCCGGGGAACCGGCGTAATCGGTGAGCACCAGATCCAGCGTGTAGCGGTATTCGAAAGACAGCCCGGCGGCAAACCCGGCGGCCAGGCCGCCACCGTCGACGTAGATCAGCAGTCGCTCGGGGTCTTTGTCGAGCGCCGGGACCGCCGCGACCAGGTGCTGGCGAAGCAGCTGCGGCTTCTTCACGGCTGTGCCTCACGCTGGCCGCGGATGTAGTCCTGCAGGCCCTCTACCTGGGCGGCGAGTTCGTGGCAGGTGCCGTAGTTGGCGGCGGTGACCTCGGCGACGGCAGAGAGCGCAACGCCGCTGGGGGCCGCATCAGCATCGCCGGCGGCTCCGCCCAGCGGGGTGCCTTCGGCGGCGGCGTTGTGGACGCGCACGAACCCAGCAGGAACAGGACAGGCAGCATCAGCAGTCGGGGTGACATAGACGGGGATTTCCTTGATGACGGTTGCGCCGCGCTCGCGCACCAGCTGCACGCGGTCGACGTACTTGGTGACCACCGTGGTGGCCGACAGGGCAGCGAGGAGCTGCTGCTTGGTGTCGCTGTGGGCGACCAGGGCAGCCTGCAGCGCCTGGGCAGCGCGAACCTCGCCGGCGCGGGCCGCGCTGATTCGCTGCTGCTGGCAGGTCGCCAGCCCCAGCGTCGCCAGCACGAGGGCGAGCAGGAGGATTGCGCGGTTCATCAGCTGCGCACTCCCAGCGCCTCAAGGGCGCGGCGGGTGCGCGCGGTGCGGTCGGCCATGCCGTTGGGGATAGCGCGCGAGGTGGCCCGACCCAGGTTGATGATGCGACTGAGCGCCAGCAGGTCGCGTGCGTCGGCGTAGCTGTTGAGGCCGGCATCCTGCCAGTACGCGGCCGCTGCCATCGCGCCGATCTCGGGAGCGATCAGCAAGGCCGGCTGTTCTTCCAACGGCTCGCCGATCAGCCGGCCTACGTGGCGGTAGTTCCCGCGCCCGGTGTGCTGCATCGGGCCGCGCCCCCGGAACAGGTAGCCATCACCGCTGGCCTCGTTGCCATTCCCGTTCACGTTGGCGTAAACGTGGTTGCCCAGCTTGACCGGTTGGCGAACGTAGGCGGCCGCGTCCTTTTCGGCGATGCGCTTGCCGAACACTTCCAGCAGTCGGTCGCGGCTGTAGCTGAGCGATTCCTCGACCCGAGACAGGCTCAGGCTCTCGTGCCCGACCTGGGCCAAAAAGTGCGCCACGCGCACCGGGGTGGTGATGCTGAAGCGCTTCATGGCAGCGTTGAGCGGCCCGACCCAGCGCTGGGCGCGCGTGAGGGGGCACTGCATGATCTGGGCGAGCTGGGGGGCGGTGAGCATGGGATCAGTCCTCGGGGAGCAGCCGCGCGGCGTTACCGCGCGCACGGTAGATGACAACGGCCAGCACAGAGAGCAGGCCCAGGTGGCAGATCTTGGCGATGCCGAGGGCACCGCTGCCGAACAGCAGCATTGCCAGCGCCAGCCCGCCGGTGCAGACGATCAGCGCCCAGGCCAGCCAAGCAGCAGCGGGGCGGTGCCGGGCGTTGGCGGCGGGGCGGTAGGTAAGCAGGCGCACGCAGATCGCCAGGGCGCACATCACGGTTGCGGTGTTGATCAGGTCAGCCATTGGGACCACCTCGGCGGAAGCGCGACAGGTCGAAAGCACCACTGCGCTCGATCAGCGCCAGGGTCACGGTGATGACGCAGGCAGCACAGAAGAATGCGGCCAGGCCGGTGGAGGCCACGTTGAACAGCCGCATCACCTCCGAACCGCCCAGGTAGCCGGCCACCACGCTGATGGCGAGGTAGACCAGGCGCTTCCAGATCGGCAGATCCTTGGCAGAGACGACAAACAGCGTTGCGCCGGCAAAGGCACCGATCAGGGCATCGCCGTCGATGCCCGGCAGCAGCGAGGCAAGGCCGACGCTGGTGGCCAGCGTCATCAGGCTGCCGGTGGAGGTGGGTTCGGTCATGGTCAGTCAGTCCCAAAGCTGGATAAGGGGGCGCTCTGCAGCACCGGTGGATGGGGCGGGTAGGTCGGGGAGTTCCACAAAGGTGCCCATGGGCAGGACCGGGCCATGCAGGCTGATGCCGTAGTTCAGGGCCAGCACCTGTTCGACCAGGCCGGCCGTTGCGCCCAGGTGCCGATGGCAAAGAGCGTCGATGGTGTCGCCCTGCTGGGCCACCACGCGCATCAGATCAGCTCCACCGTCACGCGACGGGTGCCGAGCAGGTCGCTGATGGCATAGCGCAGGTCGCGGCGCAGCTCATCGATGGTGGGGGTGAGGTCTTCGGCGCGCTGGTTGCCCTGGGCGGTTGCGTCGTAGGACCGAAACCGCTCGTTGAGCTTGACGCCGGTGGCGTTGTAGACCGCGCTCAGGTACAGCTGAACCAGCATCGATTTGCCGTCGATCACCGGCGCAGGCGTATCGGCCAAAGTGGCATGACCCTGCTCAATAAAACGCTGCCGCACAGGTTCCAGCTCGCCGTTGACGTCGATCAACGACGCGATCACCGCCGACCGGAGGCGGTCGGGGGTTACATCACCGGTGAGGCGCACTGCGCCGCGCAGGGTGCCCAGCTCGATCACAGGCCAGAAGGCATCCGAGGACACGTCCTGTTCCTTGCTGCTGGGCGAAGCGTTGGCGGTGAACGCGCTCATGGTGATCTCGAATAAGTCGCCGGTGGTCGGGGCGTCACGTCAGGGGGAGAGAAGCCCTTCGGATCAGCCCCGAGCCGGCGGGGTTGCGGGGTACGCTCGGTGAACGGCTCAGCCGGTGGGCTGGTTGGCCGTGTGCTTCTTCAGGAACCGCTCGGCGTGTTCCAGATCCTTCTTGCCGCCGCAGGCCTGATCCAGCGTGAGGGCGCGTTTGAGCGACTCCACGGCGATCACCAGGTCCTGTTCGGTCGGCGGGTTGTCGTCGTTGGCCGACTTCAGCACCCAGCGGCCACGTGCGAGCAGCAGCTTGGCGCGCACCTGGTCGGGCATGTCCTGGTCATCGGTCAACGCGATGGCCTGATCCAGCACGGCCGGGTCGAAGTCGCCGCCGACCCGCAGGGCCACCAGCGCAGCCTCGGCGGTTTCTTCGGCGACCAGGCAACCGGTGGTGCGTTCGAAGCGGTCGGGCATCGCCAGTTGGTGGCGCAGGGCGTAACCGGCGATGTGCAGTGCTTCCGCGTAGCGGCCGGCGTCAATATTCCAGAGCATGACCGTGGTTACTACCTCATCGGCAGCACCCTGGCCGGCTTCCAGCACGCCGGCGATGTAGCTGTCATAGGCGGGCAACAGGTCGGCCTTGAGCTTGGCCTTGCCCTCGCCCGACTGGATCTGTTTCAGGCGGCCACGATCGTTGGCCAGCTGCAGCAGCATCTGCTCATAGATGCCGGTGCCGTCCATCAGCTGGTCCGGGGCGGTGCTGGCGGCCGCCTTGGCCGCCAGTGCGCGCTGCATGTGTCGCCGGGCAGGGCTGCTGATCACAGGCTCAATCCCCGACCTTGATGTTCTCGATCACGCAGCCCAGGCCATAGTCTTCGATCACGTAGGCGTCGTTGGACGATTCGAAGTTAGCGATGCGGTTCTTCTGCGGCTGTTCCTGCAGGTAACGGCGGCGGCCGCCGATCTGCCAATACAGCGACAGGTTGGACAGGCTGGTGATCATGATCGCGTTCGGCGGGATGAACGGCACGTCCACCGGCTGGTGCCCACCGATGCGCTGTGCGCCCAGCACCAGGTCAGCGGCCAGCTGCTCGGTCGGCGCGTTGTCCTTGTTGATGATCGGGAAATACTTGTCGTGGATCAGGTCGCGCCCCAGGATCACGCGCAGGCCCGGATCGCGGCGGTGCCACGGATCGATCATGGTGGCAATGGCGTCCATCACCAGGGCGTCCAGGTTGGCGTAATCTGCATCGGTCCCGCCGATCTTGAGCACACCAGCATTTTTGCCCTCGGTCATCACGCGCTCGGCAGCGTGATCGCGGTACTGCTGCAGCCAACCCTTGTTCACGTCCTGCAGCAGCGGGTTGGTGACCCGGTTGGTGGTCTTGGCGATGCTGGTGCCGTTGAAGCCGATCATGATCCGGTCCAGTGCTTGGCGCTGGATAACCGCATCACGCAGCAGGGTCTGGAAGTTCGGGCGGCTGGCCCAGGCATCGAGACGGGAATAGGGAATGGCCGTATCGAAATCAGTCTGCACGCACTGGTATTTGCTGCTGTCCAGGTCGGTCACATCGCGCGGGTTGCGCTCGGCATCGCCGCTGGTGTCGGTGCGGCCGGCGATGGTGCCGTTCACGCCCACGCCGATCTTCTCGCCCTGCAGGTCGTTGACCGGAACCATATTGATGGCCTGCAGGAAAGCGCTGCTCTCCTGAATGCGCCGTTCCAGTGTCTGTTGCACGGATGGTTCGATGGCGAACATGTTCGCCGGGTTGCTCACGCCATTGAGCTGCGCAACGCGCTGGGTGTACTGGTCGTACTGGCGACGGGTTTCGGGACGCATGGGTGCTCCAGATGCTCTTGTAGGTGGGGTCGGGGGATCAGCAGTCGGTGGCGTCGTCGCCGGCCGGGCCGGTGACAGGCGGGCGGGGCGTGAAGTGTTCCGGCGTGCTGTCGAGCTTCTTGCTCAGCGACGACAGCTGGATGCCCTGCTGGCGAATGGTTTCGTCGCTCTTGGCCAAGCGCTCGCGCAGCTGGTTGGTTTCTTCTTCCTGTTCGTTGAACTGCTGCAGGATCTGCTCGCAGAACTGGCCCATAACTTCCGGCTGCGACTCTTCCTTCGGTGCCGGCTTCGGGGCGAAGCCCAGCGAGGCGAAGAAGCCGGCCAGCTTGGTGGAGGGGGAGGGGGGCTGCACGATCTCTTCGAAGTCGATCACCGTCTCCGCCGCTGCGGTGAACAGATTCTCCGGGGCCTGCTTGCGCGCGGTGAGCGGGTTGGCATCGGGGTGCTGCGCGGCGAAGGCCAGCATCTCGGTGCCCAGGCTGGCGGGCGAGTCGGTCACTGCCAGGCCTTGCAGGTACGCCTTGCCGGTGCTGGCGAACTTGGGCGCGATCTCGATGCTGGTGAACAGCTTCTGCTTGAGCACGTTGACCATGTTCACCAGGTCATCGGTCGGCTCGACCTGGGCGAACAGCGCCAGCTTCTTCTGGCCATCGATCTCGACTTCTTCGGCATCGGCCGACAGCACGGTGCCATAGGCACGGAACGGGCTGTCCGGCAGCAGGCTGCGCATGTGTTCGACCCAGATGCGAGCGGTGTACACGTCGGTGTTGTAGCCGGCGGCCATCTCTTCGATGTGCTGGCGCTCGATGGTGCGGCCATCGGACGTTGCGCCCTCGACCGCGACGCGGAAGCGCTTGGAACGGTACTTCTTGGATTTCTCGGCCATTTCGCCCTCTGCATGTGTCGTGGCGCATCGGGTGTCGATGCGATGACTCATGTTCGGCAGAGCGCGTTGCTGCAGCAACGCAACCGCGTTGTAACTGGCTGATCTACCAAGGCAATTGGTGTCGCGCGAGGCGTGTCACCTTCAACCTTGCTGCAGTGAATATCGCCACCGACCTTCCGCAGACCGATCCGCGCCGGCAAGCCAAGTTCCTGTACTGGATGGGCTGGCGTGTGTGCGATATCGCCGAGGCCACCGGCGAGAAGGAGAAGACGATACACAGTTGGAAGGCGCGCGACGAGTGGGACCGCGCCGACAACGTGGAACGCATCGGCGGCGCGCTGGAAGCGCGGCTGGTCATGCTGATCATGAAGCCGGAGAAGACCGGCGGCGACTTCAAAGAGATCGATCTGCTGCACCGTCAGCTGGAGCGGCAGGCCAGAATTCAGCGATACCAGGGCGGCGGCAACGAGGCGGACCTAAACCCGGCTGTCGCAAATCGCAACGCCGGTCCGAAGAAGAAGACCCGCAAGAACGACTTCAGCGAGGAAGAGATCGAGCGCCTGCAACAGGCGTTCCTCGACGGATGCTTCGACTATCAGCGCGACTGGTACCGCGCCGGCAACCAGCGCACGCGCATCATCCTGAAGTCGCGCCAGATCGGTGCCACCTACTACTTCGCGCGCGAGGCCCTGATCGATGCGCTCACCACCGGGCGTAACCAGATCTTCCTGAGCGCCTCCAAGAGCCAGGCGCACATCTTCCTCGGCTACATGCGTGGTTTCGTGCGCGAGGTGCTCGACCGCGATCTGACAGGCGACCCGATCACCCTGGGCAACGGTGCCGAGCTGTTCTTCCTGGGTACCAACGCGCGCACCGCGCAGGGCTACCACGGCAACTTCTATTTCGATGAGTTCTTCTGGACCTACGGCTTCAATCAGCTGAACAAGGTCGCCAGCGGCATGGCGATGCACAAGAAGTGGCGCAAGACCTACTTCAGCACGCCGTCGACCATGGCGCACGAGGCCTTCGACTTCTGGACTGGCGAGCGGTTCAACAAGGGCCGTCCGGTATCCCAGCACCTCAATATCGACGTCACCCATGAACGCCTGCAGCCCGGCAAGCTGTGCGAGGACGCCATCTGGCGGCAGATCGTCACGGTGCTGGATGCCAACGGCCGCGGCTGTGACCTGTTCGATATCGAAGAGCTGCGACGGGACTACAGCGCCGAGGAATTCGCCAACCTGCTCATGTGCGAGTTCGTGGACGACAGCGCCAGCGTATTCCCGCTGACCATGCTGCAGCCGTGCATGGTCGACAGCTGGGTGACCTGGGCGGCCGACTTCAAGCCCTTGGCGATTCGGCCATATGGCGACCGACCGGTGTGGATCGGGTATGACCCGGCCGAATCGGGCGACAGCGCGGGCCTAATCGTGTTGGGGCCGCCACAGGAGCCGGGCGGCACCTTCCGCGTGCTGGAGCGCCATCAGTTCCGGGGCATGGACTTCGCCGGCCAGGCCGAATTCATCCGCAAGGTCACCCAGCGCTACTGGGTGACCTATATCGGCATCGACACCACCGGCATGGGCACGGGTGTGGCCCAGCTGGTGAAGGTCTTCTTCCCCGGCGTGGTCACCTTCAGCTATTCGCCGGAAGTGAAGACCCGGCTTGTGCTGAAGGCCTTCGACGTGATCAAGAACGAGCGCCTGGAATACGACGCTGGCTGGAACGACCTCACCCAGTCGCTGATGGCCATCCAGAAGACGATGACCGCCAGCGGTCGCCAGACCACCTACACCGCCGGGCGCTCGCGCGTGACCGGCCACGCCGACCTGGCCTGGGCCTTACTCCACGCCTTGCAGAACGAACCCCTTGAGGGCGGCATGGCCGCCAGTAGCACCATGGAGATTTACTGATGAACGACAGTGGAGAGACACTGCCGGCGGCACCGGCTGGAAAGCTGGAAGCCTTCACCTTCGGCGAGCCGACGCCCGTGCTGGAAACGCGCGGCATCCTCGACTATCTGGATTGCTGGCGCAATGGTCGCTACTACGAGCCGCCGGTGGACCTAAACGGGCTGTCGCGTACCACCAAGGCCAACCCGTACCTGCAGAGTGGCCTGACGCTGAAGCGCAATATGCTGGTGCGCCAGTTCGTTCCCCACGCCCTCCTGACGCGCTCGCACTTCGCGCAGCTGGCCTTGGACTTCACCACCTACGGCATGGGCTACGTGGAGCGCCGGCAGGCCCTGTCGGGCGCGCCTCACAGCTTGGCGGTGCCGCTGGCGCAGTACATGCGGCGCGGCGTCGTGGACGGCGAGTTCTTCCAAGTGCGCTCGGGCCGAACCGAGCATGAGTTCAAGGCCGGATCGGTGTTCCAGCTGCGCGAGGTGGACGTTGACCAGGAGATCTACGGCCTGCCCGAGTGGATGCCGGCGGTGCAGTCTGCGCTGTTGAACGAATCGGCCACCCTGTTCCGCCGCAAGTATTACAACAACGGCTCCCACGCCGGCTTCATCCTGTACCTCAACGACGCCCAGGTCGCCGAAGGCGATGTTACGGCGCTGCGCGAGGCGCTCAAGTCGGCGCGCGGCCCGGGAAACTTCCGCAACCTGTTCCTGCACTCGCCCAACGGCAAGAAGGATGGACTGCAGCTGATCCCGGTCAGTGAAGTTGCCGCCAAGGATGAATTCACCGGCATCAAGAGCGTCACCCGTGACGACATGCTTGCCGCACTGCGCGTTCCGCCGCAGCTGCTGGGCATCGTGCCGCAGAACAGCGGCGGCTTCGGGTCGATCCGCGACGCGGCGGCGGTGTGGGCGGCGCTTGAGCTGGAGCCGCTGCAGACCCGGATGCTCGCCATCAACGAATGGCTGGGCGTGGAGGTGATTCGGTTCAGCCCCTTTGACCTGGGCGCGGTGACGAAGTGACCGCTGCGCTCAAGAACCTGCGGTGCGGAGACTGCGCCCGCTTGCTGGCCCGTGCAGCCGGCAACTACGACCTGCAAATCAAGTGCACCCGCTGCGGTGTGCTCAACTACATGAAGGCCGAGAGCCTCTCCACGGATCGCCGCGAGCGACACCACGAAGAAGGCTCCACCCATGAAGAACGAACTGATCCACGGCGACGCCCTGACCATCCTGCCGACCCTGCCGGCCGCCAGCTTCGACGCCCTCATCACTGACCCGCCCTATGCCAGCGGCGGTACGCATGCCTCCGCGCGCAAGGGTTCGCCGGCCACCAAGTACGGCTGCCACGCCCACGAGGATTTTGCCGGGGACGAACGCGACCAGCGCTCCCATCTGGCATGGATGCGGCTGTGGCTGGCCGAATGCTCCCGCGTGCTGAAGGAGGGCGCGCCGGTGCTGTTGTTCACCGATTGGCGGCAGCTGCCGCTCACCACTGACGCGCTCCAGTGCGCCGGGTTCACGTGGCGCGGTATCGCCGTCTGGGACAAGACCGAGGGCGTGCGGCCGCAGCTGGGGCGATTCCGCAACCAGGCCGAGTACGTGGTGTGGGGCAGCAAGGGCACAATGCCCGTGAAGCGCCGAGCGCCCGTCCTGCCGGGCGTCATACGCGAGAGCGTACGCAAGGCCGACAAGCACCACCTGACCGGCAAGCCGACCGATCTAATGCGCCAGCTAGTCCGCATCTGCGAAGAAGGCGGGCGAATCCTCGACCCGTTCGCAGGTTCGGGCACCACCCTGGTCGCTGCCGGGCAGGAAGGCTACGCATGGACGGGGATCGAGATGACTAAACACTACTTCAATGTGGCCGCATCCCGGCTACCGGTTCGTAGCTGACGGTTGCCCCAGATACAAAGAGCCGCTCAATAAGCGGCTCTTTGCTTAGACGCTACCAGCTATAGCTCATACCCAGCTGAGCGCTGGTCTGATGGTAGCCACTAGCTTGCTGCCTGGCCAATCCGGCCCATGCGCCGAACCCGTTGGCAAACTTCAACGAGGCACCTGCACTGATCTCGGCGCGACTACGCGGAATGCGCGCGTCCACTCGCTCATTGTCCATCCACACCTGCGATTCGGCGCGGGTGTGCAGCCAATTTGCGGCGATGTACGGCTGCACATTGGTAGTGCCGTCGCCGAAGCGGGTCACACCGGACAAACGAACGCCGACGCGGCCGTACAGGCCATCGGCATCCTGTGTTGTCACTACTGTGCCGTTGGCTTCGGTGTGGCGAAGGTCGTCCCAGCGGTTGTAGCCGACCTGCAGCTGCGGCTCCAGGAAAACTCCGCCGTTTTCTGCACCGCCCACGCGGATGGCGTAGCCGGTCTCGATTGCACTCTGCCATCCGCGGCTGTCGTATCGTTCCGTTTCCAAGCCAACGCCTTCGACACGATTGCGGAAATGAGCGCGCTGCACTGAGCCGTCCACGTAGAAGCCCGCATACGGATCCACGGCATTGCCGGGACGCCAGGTGCCGTACACGCCCAGCGCTTCGCCCTTGACCTTGCCACGCGCGTAGTACCCGGTATGCACATTGGTGGAGGTGCTGGTCGCATTGCCGCTGGAGAGCATCAGGCCCGCAGCGCTGCCGGTGTCATTGCGCCACACGTCGACGCCCACGCTTAGCGACTGACTGTTGCCCTGTATGTCCAACTGCCTGCTGATGGCGTCAAAGCCAGTGCGCGAGCCGTCTACACGTGCCCAAGTACGGCCGCCGTTCTGCCCCGCATTGCGGTCGTGGTAGCCCAGCCGGAATAGGGTCTGGGTGGCTTGCAGGTTGGCGAGATAAGCCCCCCCCTCGGGACGCAGCACTGGCATCGGCGGGTCCACAGGCGGATCAACAGGCGGATCAACAGGCGGGTCCACCCCCTCGCAGCCCGGCAGAGTCGGGTCTGCCTCGCAGGGATCCGGCACCGGTGGGAGTTCCGAGCGCAGGTACCAATTGCCGTTCGACTCGCCCTTGAACAGGAAGTAGTCGTACTGTCCGCCCACTGCTCGGCCAACCAAGTCGAAATGGGCGTTAGAAGCCCCCGCGACTGAAATAATTTCAATGCCTTCGTTCGTCTGTCCTCCAAGGCCGCCGGCATTCACGACCATGACGTTGGACTGACCGCTCGTGTCTCCGCCTATCACCATCCTGTCAGATGCCGCGTCGTCATTTCCAAGTGCGGCGTGGAATACCAAGGTGCTTCCGTCGCCGGTATAGTTGCCGCTGATGTTGAGCGTGTTAAAGGTACTGCCGTCGCCAAGAGCTATGGTGCTACCCACACTGTCTACCATCGCTACCGACGAATCGCCCGTCATAACCCAGGCTGATTCTTGCAATCCAAGGTGAGCTACGTTCTCCACCGCACCGATCATGGACGAACTATTCAGTGACGCTGTCAGCGTCCCGCCCACGTCGGCGTGCAGTCCACCCATGATCCTGCTGCCAGTCGCGCTCAAAACGCCACTCGACTGCCCGAGCACCTCGACAGCTCGACCGTTGCCGCCGTAGACATAGCTGCCGTTACGCATTACCACGTCTGCGACGGCTGAGCGGCCGAACTGGTCTGAGACTGTGATCCCCGCCTCGGTATCGCCAATGACTTGGGAGCCATCAATGGCTACAGAAGAAGTGAGCCGATCACCATTAGCCAAGCGCCCGGGATAGATTAGGATGCCCCGCGCGCCACTCTGCACATTGGACCCGTCTGTGAGCGTTAGATCAGCAGCCGATAGGTAGACTCCAGAGACAGCGACGCCTCCCTGTGGACGTCCCTCGACGCGGGTGTTGCTCAAGCTGATCTGGCTATTTGCATCGGCAGTAATGCCGTTTCCTGAGCCCGAGACCGTTGAATTTTCCATGCGCAGCGAAGAGCCACCGTTGGCGTTGTAGCGCAAGTCTATGGCGGCGTTGATCTCGCTTCGGATGTCGCTGCTAGCGATCTGCGCATCCGACATGTTCAGAGCTACAGCTTGGTTGTTGCCCCTGACGATTGTGGAATCCAATCGAAGAATGTTCGGGCCGCGCGTGCCATACGATCCATCCATATAGATCAGACCTGTCCTGGACCCGGAGAGATCTAGCAGGCCATCCTCAAAGATGGAGATGTCTCCCGTAGTTCCGCGCCCCGTTACCGAGCCACCGGTAAACGCGTCGATCCTGCCGGCTTGTCCGCCATCAAGAAGCAGCCATGCGCCATTGCCTACGCGCCAATCTTCCACCGGACTTCCGGGGGCGACGGTGGCTTCGGCACCTGGCCCGACCAGATTTCCACCACGGCTCGCGTCGGGGAATGCAGCGATGAACAGGGCCGCAGCGGATGCCAAGCACGTGCGTCGCGATAGGCAAGGTGATTGAGGCATGGGCTTCTTGAGAATGCGTGGTTTCACGAACTGCTCTCCGATAGATGGGGTCTTCTAATTGGTGCGCCAGTAAAGGCGAACGCTATGGCGGCGGTGTGCATCGTCTCGGATTGGACAACTCAGGGCCATACAACAAGTTGCAACCTTCAGCCCATCAACTTGTATGTTCACGAATTCGCGTGATCGCAATGTGCAGCGCCGCGACCGAGGGTCTGGGCGCGCACTCGTCTCCCCGCCACGCCTGCGCTCTTCGCACCCCTCTTTTTCTGCACCCCGGCAGCACCCCAAGGAAGGCCGCCGCTGCTGCTGCTGACGCCCCTCGCGCGGGTGCCGCGATCCCTGCGGAACCCTGCGGCTACGGGGGGCTTTCAGGCGCTTCCATGAAGCCCCTGCGAGGGTGTGCCCGCCCACGGATTATTTGGAGTCCCCCCGGAACCAGGTAATGCGGTAATCAGGATCGCGGAATCGGGCGGCATGCGTAGTGCCGCAAGGATTTCGGGAGGTTACCTCTACGGGTGATCCGAGGTAATTTCAACGTGGGGGCTGAGTAATGTGATTGATTTATAAGGTTTTTTTAAAGACTGCTGATTACCTGACGGAAAGGTAATCAGATTACCCGGACGTTACCCTAAAATTACCTTTTGAACATCTATATAAGCTATTGATTACATTGAACATTGATGGGAAATGTTAGGGGTGGTTACCTAAGTTACCTGTTTCCGATGGTCATCAAAAAATTTGCCATTAAACGCGTGGAGGGGGTCTATCCGCCCGCCATGCTCACTCTCGCCCGCCACGCCTGCCCGCGCGTCGCCCGCCTGACCGTGGGTCAAGCAACGGGCTGCAGGAGCGCCTCGGCGTTGTTGCGCGGAGTATTGACGGCCCGGCTGACGCGGTAGGCCTTCATGGATGGCACGCCCGCCGCCAGGAGCATGGCCATGGCCTCGTCAGGGCCTGCAGCAATCCATTCCTCGGCTTGGGTGGGAGCCAGCCACACGGGCATGCGGTCGTGGATGTCGGCCGACACGCCGCTGCTGTCGCCGGTGATCACGGTGAACGTGCCCAGGTTGTCCGGGGCCAGCAGCGGGCTGGTGTCTTCCCACAGGCCGGCCGCCCAGAGCGGCCCCTTCGCGTGGATAAACCACGGGTCCTTCTTCCCGTCCTCGGAGCTGACCGACCATTCGTAGTACCCGGCCATGGGGATCAGGCACCGGTGCTTCTTGAAGGCCGAGCGAAACGCGGGTTTGGTGGCCACCGTCTCCATGCGAGCATTGATGGTCGACCCTTGCCGCTTCTTATCCTTCGCCCAGAATGGCAGTAGGCCCCAGGCGAGCCGCTGAAGCTGCAAGCCTTCGCCCCGGTCCAGTACCACGGACGCGTGCTGAGTCGGCGCTAGGTTGTAGCTGGCAGGCATGGATAGCAGGTCGCCCACCAGCTGGGGGAAGCCCAGGCTGGCAGCGTCTCGGATCGGCGTTTGGACCAATCGACCGCACATTTTGTGACCTCTGTTCGGTGGCGTTCGCGCAACGTTTACCTAACTGGCGTGAGTATCTGGTACCCAAACAGTGAAGAGGCCCGGCCATGACGCCCGGCACCGTTTTACTACTAGACCACTGGGCTGCAGCTCCAGGCTTTCGGCACCTGACGGTGGCGGAGGCAGCATCAAAGCTCGGAGAGTTGCTCCCTCGCTACCCCCACCCGGGTGATCAGCCAGTCGCTATTTGCGACCAAGGGATTCGCTGGTTCCAAACCGAAATGGAAGCCGTTGCTGACGCCATACATCGCGCCTCTCGACGGCCGCATTCGCGCGAGAAAACCCTTTCCGGGCCGGATTGGAACTCCTACCGGAACGCGGCTGGGTTGTGGGCGCTTCCCGGCCGTTGCGCGTCTTCGAAACGCGCCCGTCCAGCGCCGTGTGAGCCGTTGGCCGGGTGGGCGTACCTGGGTGGGAAGTGACCGCAGGAGCGCCGGCATGGATAGGCTCGCAGGGTGGCAGGAACGGTTCGGTCGTTGGGAACTGTGGTGGGGCAATAAGACCGTCGCCATAGTGCATCCGCGATCGGACGGGACCGCCCGCCTCACCCTCAACGCTCTCAAGATGTGGCAGGTCAAGGAAGTCACTGCCGCCAACGTCGACCAGGCGAAGATGTATGCGGAGCGCTGGTGCGCTGCCAGGCTGTTCGAGGGGATGCCCATCAAGGAGGGAGTAGCCCGCCTGAAGGCAAGAGCTCAGGCGGCGGAAGCTAACCCTCCGCCGGAAAGTTAGGCAGCGAGTGCTGCAGGGCGCACCAACCGATGTTCCTCCCAGCGATGCGCGAGTCGGACCGGGAAAATTCGGCCCACGACCCAACGATCACAGGCGTTCCACGGGGAAGGGCCGGGAAAATAGAACGACTTAAGTCGTTGATGTGCAAGCTAAGTCTAACTATCTTGTAAACAGTAGGTCATCCGTTCGATTCGGATAAGCGGCACCATCTTCTGCGCACGCCTGCGATCTCCTTGGCGGCGGTGCGGTGCGCTCCTTTCAGCGCAAGCCGGAATCGGTCTGGATCTGATGCCGCCACGGGAACACCCCGTGCGCGAAGTGGCTGACGTAGCCGCCCTGCGATGCTTGGATGACCATGAACTGCAGCCCGGGCCGCAGGTCCTGCAACGCCTGCAGCTGCGCAAGGTCGAGCGCGCTGTTGCGGAGGATGAAGCTGTGCACGCTGGCAAAGCCCGACCCGGAGAACAACCGCGAATAGGCGTCGTACGCGGTGACCATGCCGTCGGGCCGTTCGTCGGCCCAGGCGGAGCGCAGTTCGGTGGACTCGGCGAAATCGAGCAGGCCAAGTCGCGGCAACGTGCTGGCGGTGGCCAGGTGCGTGATGAAGCCCTGCGTATCGCAGCCCGCACCGATCCGCAGCGTGGCCAAGTGTGGCAGGGATACATCGAAGAACGACGCATCCGGGGCATTGGGCAGCACCAGTTCGGTCAGGTGCGGCGCCTTCGCGGCGAACCGGGCCATGTCGCCGGCCTCTTCCATGATCGTGCCGCGGCGCTGGACCAGCGAGGCGTTGTGGTCGGCCGGTTCGGTGGGGCGGATCGACAGCGAGCGAAGGTGCGGGAAGTGCACCCCCGTGTCCAGCAGCGGCGTGAACTCCCACTCACGGATACCGTTGGCCCCTTCGTCAGGGCCGGTGAAGGAAAGCGAGACGATCACGTCGGCCACCTGCTGGTCGGCCAGGCACTCCAGCGTCCAGGCGAAGGTGTCGTCCCATGGGTTGCCGTGGAATTCCAGGTGCACGCCACCGTGCAGCGGTGCCAGCGCCAGGCGCTGCTCCAGGCCCACCTGGCGCGGCATGCCCGGATCGTGCGGGCCCATGCCGTTCTCGACGAGCGCGTCGATGTTGAACGCGTGGATGCGCTGCTGCAGTTCCAGCAGCGCTTGGTAGCCGGTCGTGGACGAATCGGTTCGCAT